AAAACAAGTATAAAAATTATTTATTCATTTATTGATTTTTTGATATTTTTTCTAATTCTTTTACTTTTGAAACTAATAATGGTATTATTTGATTATAATCAATCGTTTTATAAGTTTTACCATCACTTCCAACATAATTATTACATACTGCATGTGGAAATAATAACTCAACATCTTGTGCGATTAAACCATATGATTTTTCACCACATTTACGTGACAACTCATTAAACTCAAATTCATATGGTTCAAATGTGCTGATATCAATTTTTTTCAATGATCTAAGATTATCCTTTAATCTAATATCTGAAACACTTGCAGTATGTGCTGTAACAGCAGCAAAATCAGGTATCCAACGTGGATTTGTTGTACCAGAAGCAGAATAATCTGCTTCATACTTCATACCATATGAACCATAATTATCTTTAATTAAAATACCGTTTGTTGCTGAACTTACTCTCATTGTGGTACAAGTGCTACCTGTGGTATATTCAAAACAAAAACCACGACCACCTAAACAATGTTTTCCATAACCACCAGTTGTTTGATTATCTATAAAAAATTCAGATGATCCAACACCACCAGTTGTTAAATTACTGCCATATACGCCAACAAATCCAACAGTATCAGAATTAATTGATAATTGTGCTTGATATGATCCCATTGGGTTTTGTATAAAAATAGATGGTGCAGTAATATTAAAATATGTTCCACTACCACCAGAAATTGTTGTTGGTGAAGTGAATGATCCACCTAATCTTGCTTCACTATTTACAACATTTAAACCTTCAGATGCCCCTGTTAAAAAACCACTTGTTTGACCTGTTACAAAAGCAACATCAGGAATTGAACGTGCAACATAATTCGGTGAATAATCAGCAGCGTATCTTAAACCACCGTTTGAACCATTATCAGTAATTGTTGATGTGGAATCAAAACTTAAATTAAATTGGTTTAAATTTGTAAAACCTAAATTATAAGTGCCTGATGAACCATCAATTGTAGTATTACATAATAATGTACCACCCAATCTAACATTGGTACTGATTTTTGTTAATCCATTATTTGCTGCATTAATAAATCCTGATGTACAAGTACTTATTTGACTATTAACCCAACCAGCATCGGGAATTGAACGACAACTTATATTTGCTGAATAATCATCCCAATATTGCATTGGGTATTCATCAGCATTATCAAAAATAGTTATATGTGATGATGTAGTATTATCACAACTACATAATAACCCATCAAAAAATCTTATATGTGATGAACCTCTAAAACAATTATTCCCTGTAACACCAGTATAAATAAAAACACCGATATCCATTTCCCTTTCACCTGTAGTAATGTCTTGTGCTGGTGCATCACCAACTGATTGAATATATGCAATACTACCTAAAATATCTGGACAAGATAATGATCTGAAAAATGCTTGGTGTATCCAACATTGTGCGTGTGATTGATAAAGATCAATTTGATTTCCAATTGTATCAACACCAACATTTAAATTATTACATGATCCTGAAATTGATGTTGTTGATTCTGTAAGAGTACCGCCAAGACCTGCCAACGCATTTGGATATGTTGTCAATCCATTTGTTGTACCAGTTAAACACAATCCTTTATTTTCTATCCAACTACCACAACCACCAGAATTTGATGTTAATATATAATCTTGTTGTTGGTTACCATCATCAAGTCTAAAAGTTCCACCATTTTCAATTTCAAAAAAACCATGAACTTCAGTGCAACCAGAAAGGGTCATTATATCACCAACACATTGTTCAAATTTTGCGTTGCTTAAATTAGGTTTAGTATCTCTTGCCATTTGTTTTTAGTGTTTTTTATAAATACTTTAAACAAATAACAAAATAAAAATTATTATGGTGATATTGAATATTTTCTTATGATGCTATCAATGTCTTGATATTTATCATCTAAATATTTAATATCCTCTGAAACCATTAATGATGTATCTCTAGGATTTGGTGGTAAAATTTTACCCTCTTTAATTTTATGTAATGTGTTTGGTGCAAACCCATGTGAGGTGTCATATTCAGTTATTACCTGCTTAATATTTTCAAAATCATATTGAAATTGAGGTAATTTTAATTCATTATGTATTCTTTCTAATGTTTGTTTTGGATAATTCAATAAATCATTATAAGGAATAATAACTAATCTATCAAGTTCATTTCTATATACCAATTCTCTAAAATAAAGAATAGGTAAACCAAAGACACCATCATCCTTTAAAAAATTTTCTATTCTTCCTCTTGTAGTTTGTTCTTTTACCCAATTACCATTATCACCATGATTATTTACTGCACCCAATCTATTCATTCTTTCCATTGAAATACAACAATCAGTAACACTTCTAATAGGAAATAATATCTTTGTTTTAAATCCAAATAATTGATCTAATAAATCAACATGTCCTGTCCACATTCTGTTCTTTTCAATAGGTAATAATCCTTGTTCAATTTGATCATAATAAAAACCTAAAATCATATACTTTAACATGTTTTTTATCTTAGGATAAATATATTCTTCAGGATTTGATCTAAAAATATCGTTTTGTCTCCAATTATCTCTAGTATTAATAATGTTTGCAATTAAACCAGAAGTTGGTGATGGATAAAATTTAGGATTTTGTGCTAAAATATTCATTAATAATGTTGTGCCAGCCCTTGGAAAACCAGCCATAAAAAGTACATATTGTTCTTCATTCATAATTATAAAAATTTATAGTTAATTATAAATACAAAAAAAATGGGGAAACTTTCGAATCCCCATTATTTTTTTTATTATCTCATTAGTTAACGAATGCTAATGAGAACCATTCATCGTCTTCTAAACTGTAAACCAGTTCAAGTGCACCGTAATCGGTATTAATTGAAGCACTTCCAGAACCATCAATGTTATTACCATTACCTGAAATTGTAATAGTATTTGCCAACGCATTACCTGATTTATCTTTAATCTTAAATGCTTGACCATCCAATGGTGTTGCAGGTAATGTTATTGTTGGAGCACTACTTGATGTATCTACAAGTACAAGATAAGTATCACCAGTAACTAATGTTGTGTTTCCAGTAACACCACTGTATTTGTAAGAATTATTATCTTCACCAAGTTCTGCACCAGATACTGCTTTAACTTTCTTATCTGCACTATCCCAAACAAGAACCGAATCAGTGATTGCACCTGCTTCTGGTGTATCTTCAATTGCGAGGTTATTGACACTAACATAATTTGCAATTGATGAACCTGAACCAAGAACTAATCCGAAACCTGCAAGACCTACTGTTGTGTTTTGATCTAAATCACCACCAAGCAATACATCTTGACCTGTTTTGGTTAATCCATTACTTGCACCAGTTATTGTTTTATCAATCTCACCATCAACATATCCTTTATCAACAAGTGATCTTGCTGTAAAGTTAGATGAATAATCAGCAGCATAAACAATACCTTTACTATTGATTCCATCTGTAAGTGTTATTACACCACCATTAAATTCAAGTTTGTTTTCAATTGCACTAATCTCTTGACCAATAAGTGTTGTTGTTCCAGTAAGTGAAACAAACCCTTGATCTGCACCAGATGGTGAAAGAATGTTTGCAACATCAGCACTTGCAGTGAATACGTCAAGTGATGTAAGAGTTAAATCATATGCACCACTATCACCATCAATTGATGTGTTTTGAGTTAACGTACCACCAAGAATAACTTCTTTACCAGATACTGAAAGACCGTTGCTTGCACCAGTTATACCACCTACGGCAGAAACAGATGCTTGCTTAACTTTCTTATCTGTGCTATCCCACAATAATACTGAATCATTATCAACATCACCTGTTGAAGGGGTATCCCAAATTGCTAAATTATTAACGGCAACATAATCAATATATGTTGTTCCTGTAAGATCAATACAATTACCACCAATGATTGCTGCATTTGTATTACCTACTGCAATATTGTTATTTAGACCACCAAGAATTGCTGAACGGTTTGCTAATGCACCACAACCAGCACCTAATCCTGATGTTACTAATGACCAGTTAAATGCACCTGAACCAGCATAAACACTTCTTGAACCTGTACCAATACCACCAGTAAATGAACCAGCACCACCAGCACATGTGAAATAACCAATTGCCATTGAACCTTGAACACCAACCGCTTCCGTTCCTCTACCTAATGCAACTGAATATGCTGCTGTTGCTAAAGTACTTTCACCAAATGCAAACGAACTATCACCAGAAGCAACAGAACAACTACCACCAGCAAGTGAATTAGCAGCACAAGTAATTGATTGACTACCCATTGCAAGAGAATAACAAGAACTTGATTTTGATTCACTACTTGAACCAAGAACTAAGTTACCAATTCCTGTTGCTTTTGTATCTATACCCATAACCACGTTTTCACTACCACCAGTTACACTACCTGTACCAAAAGCAGTTGAAAATAAAACTAAATCACCAATAGTACCACAGTTAGCAGCAAAGTTAGCTTCTGAATAATCTCCAACCGAAGCACCCCTATTTATTGCAAGGTTATCAATTGCACCTTCACCCATAGATGTGTTATAACCAATTTGTAAATTGTATACATTGTTGGTATTAATACAAGTAGGAGTACATAAATCACCACCCAATAAAACAATTCCACTACCATTAGTGCTAAGACCATTAGCAGCATCTATTAATGTTGAACCTGTTACCCATCCAGCATCTGGAATCCATCTTGGGTCTGTTCCACCTGATGCTGAATAATCAGCAGCATATTCCAAACCTTTAGATTTATCGTCTATTACTGTCCATGCATTTGGCAAGAAACAAATTGACTTACCTGAACTTGTAAGTAATAAATCTTGACCTGCTGTTATAAGCACATCATTGCATTCTGATGATAATGAAGCATTTGTACCCATTGTTAATCCTGCACAGAATACACACGAATAAATATTAACTTGGTCACATGCTTCAACTCTAAATTCGGTAATTTCATCTCCTTCCACACCAAATGTCATTGAATATGATTGACCACCACTAACTGCTGTGTTTTGATTCAACGCACCACCAAGAATTGCATTTTGACCAGATACTGAAAGACCATTTGATGCACCAGTTAAACCACCTAAACTTGAAAGTGATGTTTGTCCAACTTTCTTAGTTGCAGAATCCCAAACAAGAAGTGCACCGTCATTGTCGGTTGATGGTGCAGACCAGATTGCTAAGTTATCAACTACAGCATGATCTTCATATGAAGAACCTGTAGTTAATTTAATACCGTCACCACCAATGATTGCTGCTCTACAATGACCGTATCCAATATGATGATTTCTTCCACCAAGAATTGCAGATGAATCTGCAATTGCACCATGACCAGCAATTTGTGCAGAAGTGTTTGTTGATAGATTAATTGAGTAGCGTCCTTGTGCAATAATTTCTTTGCCACCGCCGTAGCCGTGACCCCCCGCAAATGATGTAATACCTATTGCCTTTGTTTGATAACCAATTGCAAATGAACCACAACCATATGCACATGTAGCAATATTTGCTGCAAATGAAGCATATCCTAATGCTCGCGTATCAGAATTAAATGCCGCACTAGCCCCACTACATGCACGTGCACCAGAACCTGACGCAAAAGTATGACACCCATATGCTTTAGTTGCATTACCTATTGCAAAGGTTTTACAACCAACTGCACATGTATAAAAACCAAATGCTGCACTTTGGTCACCACACGCTCTAGTACCTCGACCTGACGAAAATGAACCTGTCCCAAATGATTGAGTTTGAAGCCCCATTGCAAATGACCCAAAACTTGTTGCACAAGTTTCATAGCCGAATGAGACACTATTTGGGCCTGATGCACAACTATTACTACCAAATGTTAAACCAAAACCATTAACTATATTAGTACCAGTTTCAACACAAGTATCACCAGTTAACGTACCACCAAGACGAACATTTTGCCCTTCTTTTGTTAAACCATTGTTTGCTGTAACAATTCCTTGTGAAGTTAATCCTGTTACATAATCAACATCTGGAAGTGAACGTGCAACGAAATCACCAGAGTAATCGGTTGCATAACGTAAACCACCAGTTGAACTATTATCAGTTATAACAGAACCAGCATTAATTTCAACATTGAAATCACCAATATTGGTAAGTGTTAAATCAAAGAATGAACCAGTACCATCAATTGTTGTATTTCCTGTTAATGCGCCACCCAATGTTACATAATTTCCTGATTTTGTTAAACCATTAGATGCATTAATAATTGGTGTACCTAATGCTGAAACAACATCATCAGAATCAATCATTAAGACATTTGTTCCACCAGTATCAATTTGAACTCTAATTTCACTACCTGTTGCACCAGTATTTTCTGCTCTTACACAGTAGAATGAGAATCCTGATGCTACACAATAATCTAAACCTAAACCAGCACTTTCTGGTTTTACACTTAAATTATTACTACCATCAAAACCTAATGCACAGTTAGGATCAACTTTAACACTAACTTGTCTTGTTGATGCTATAGTATTAATTGTTATACCAGAACCAGCAGTAATATCTAATTGTTGAGACAATAATGACCAATTTATTTCTGTAGTTCCAACAGTAATTGGGTCTGGTGTTGTAACAACCCATTGTGAGTTTGCGTTAGTATCACCAGTAATTGCCAATGTATATGCACCATTTGATACCTCACCAGCAGGTGTTCCATCAAAATCACCTGCACGTGTAAATCCAGATGTTGATGCAGAATAAACATAAATACCATTTTCTACTGCATCTGCTTGGTTTTTAATAAGGACTCTCCAACCATCTTGTACTACAGTACCATCAATTGTTGAACCAGATACAAATGTACCACCAGTAAGATCAATATCACCATCAGATATTGTTGTTGCTACATCTACAGCATCTTTAGCATCCAAACCAGCAGCAACAGAATCAACATATGCTTTGTCAACAAGTGAACGATCAACATAATTTGATGAATAATCTGATAAATATTGAATACCTGTTTGATTAGAACCTGCTCTATTATCAACAATACTAAATGTGTTTCCTAAATAATCTAAATTAAATCCAACAGCAGCAGTAAATGTATCACCACCAACACTACCATTTTGAGATTTAATAACAATTTCACCTTGATTTTGTGCGTCAATAACTAAATCACCACCTGTTGTTGTTGTTCTTATACATGCAAGAGTTGATGCATCAATAATATGATTTGTTGAATAATCATTTCTATTACCAACTCTACTACCAGAAGTACCGATACTTAGATTATTTGTAGCACCTAAAATATTTGTATTAGTCTCGGTTAATGTACCACCAAGACCTGCTTCATTATCTATTGTTTGTAAACCATTGGTTGTGCCTGAAAGACCACCTAAATCACCAATAGTATTCATTTTAACCTTATTATCAGCACTATCCCATGTAAGAATCATGTCACCACCAGTTACTGGTTCACTCCAAATAGCAAGATTTGGAACAACCACATGGTCTTCATAATTATTTGTAGTACCACTTAATATTATACCAGTAGTTCCATAACGACCAATAATTACAGCACCAGTATTATTTTCATCAATATGATGGTTAATACCACCAAAAATTACTGAAAAATCAGCATCTGCACCATGACCAGCAATTTGTGCTGTTGTGTTGGTTGAGAAATTAATTGAAGAAACTCCTGATGCTGAAACAGGTTTTGTATCAACACCTTTACCAAATGCAAATGAATAATTACCAATTGCTTGTGTACGATTACCTAAAGCAAATGCACCTTGTGCTGTTGTGCAAACACAATAACCAAATGCTTGTGAACCAAACCCATCTGCTGTTGATGCACCACCAAGAACAAATGTTGAATTACCACATGCAATCGCACCAAATCCAATTGCTAATGAACCAGTGCCTATGGCAACGCCAGATGCCAATGCACCAGAACTTGCTCCCGATGCAACACCATTTGCAATTGCCCAAGAATCATTACCATATGCTTTACCACCAAGAGTTGCCCATGTATTATCTCCATAAGCACCACCACCTGCAACTGCAACAGAATCCTCACCTGTTGCAACACTACCATTACCCAATGCAAGACCGAATGTTGCTGTGTCAACACAAGTATCACCAGTTAACGTACCACCAAGTGTTGCATTTTGATCTACTTTGGTTAAACCATTACTTGCACCAGTTATTGTTTTATCAATCTCACCATCAACATATCCTTTATCAACAAGTGATCTTGCTGTAAAGTTAGATGAATAATCTGCATCATATTCTAAACCTTTATTATTTGATGCATCACAAATAAACATATTTGATGTGGTAATATCAATACACTTGGAATTATAGCCACCAAGTACTGTGTTTGAACTATCAATTCGTAATGTTGCATTAGTATTAGGTGCTTGTAAATTAATACAGTTTGTACATGCATTTAATTCAGATAATAAACTAAGGGAATCACCCAAATTAAGTGAATACGAACCACCACCAGATATTGTTGTATTTTGAGTTAATGAACCACCTAAAATAACCTCTTTACTACTAACTGAAAGACCATTACTTGCACCTGTTATACCACCAACAGCAGAAACAGATGCTTGTTTAACTTTCTTATCGGTAGCATCCCAAAGAAGAACATTATCTGCATCAACATCACCTGTTGAAGGTGCTGACCAAATAGCTAAATTATCTACTGCTGTATAATCAATATAATTAGTTCCAGTTAAATTAATTCCATCACCACCAACAATTGCAGCACGTGTGTTGCCACTTTCTATATTGTGGTTTCTACCACCAAGAATTGCAGAACTGCTTGCATTAGCACCATATCCCTGTGTTTGTGATGCATTATTGGTTGAATGATTAAATGAGGCATCTCCACAACTTTCTATGTATCTTGATCCCGGTCCTGCAAAATAACCACTACCAGCAGCATGTGAATTAGAACCTATTGATCGTGCATAATATCCTTGTGCGTGTGAATTAGCACCACATGCTCTTACACAAGAACCTTGTGCATGTGAATTAGTACCGAATGCTAATGCAGTTTCTCCTTGTGAAAATGATCGAATTCCAACAGCACAACCAAACAATCCTATAGCAAATGATCCGTTTGTTGCAGAAACACTTTGACCAAACGCTATACCTGAACCATTTGAATTAATTAAAGTGTTACCTGTTAATGATCCACCTAATACCACATTTTTTTCTGAATTTACAGATAAACCGTTTGTTGCACCTGTTATACCACCAACAGTAGATGGTGATAATTGTTTAACTTTCTTATCAACAGAATCCCAAACAAGAAGATTATCACTATTAACATCACCAGTTGATGGTGCACTAAATATTGCAAGATTATCAACTGCTGTATGATCAATATATGATGTACCTGTAAGTTTAATGGCATCACCACCAATAATTGCTGCCCTTACATTACCACTTTCAATATTATGATTTTGACCACCTAAAATTGCTGAAAAATCAGCATTCGCTCCATGACCTGCGGTTTGTGTGAAAGTATTTCTTGAATGGTTAAATGACCCTAAACCACATGCTTTTAAATATCTGTCAGGTATAAAATATCCATAACCACCTGTATGTGAAAAATCTCCAATTGATTGAGTAAAACTACCTTCTGCATGTGATGCATCACCACATGCGGAATTGTCTGAACCTGCTGCAAATGAATGATATCCTAGTGCAGATGAAGTGCCCACAGCAATTGAATTATTTGTTGCACTTGCACTACCACCAAAGGCAACACCAAAATTACTGGTTGTGATTTTAGTATCACCTGTAAGTGTACCACCAAGTCTAACATTCTGTCCTTCTTTTGTTAAACCATTGTTTGCTGTAACAATTCCTTGTGAAGTTAATCCTGTTACGTACCCAACATCAGGTACTGAACGTGCAACATATTCTGCACTATTATCTGTTAAGTATTCAGCATACCCAAAAAAGGTATCGCCAGACAATGTTAATGTTTGTCCTGATTCCTGAATATACTTACTATCATTTAAAGGTCTTTTAGTTGAAAATGCCATTGTATTTTTTCATTTTTATCATTAAAATTATTGTTGTTTTTTCTAAGTTGTAGTTTTTTTATAAATAGTTTTTTTTCTATTGAAATTAATTAGCAAATGAAATTATTTTCCAAAAACTACCATTATATAATAATGTTAAGCTACCATAGTCACTGTTAATTATTGTTGTATCAACCAATCCATTTGGTGTTAATGGTGATGATGGTCCATAATTACTATTTATTTTATTACCATTACCATCTATTGTTATTGGATTTGATTCTGCTAATCCTCTATCATCTGAAATTGTTACTTGTTGACCTAATAATGGTGTTATTGGCATATATACTTGAGTAACAGCACCAGAAATACCAATATAATCACTTGATGTTGTAGCAGTATATTCTAAACCAGTGGTTATAAATTCAACATCTCTTACATTACCACCAGTAGCACCTGAAGAAAATATAATTATTTCATCACCATTAGTTTCAATTACAGTATCACCACTTGCACGAAGTGATCTTAAAAATGCAGTACTACCTGAAGAACCACTATATATTAAACCTTCTCCATCACCAACGTTTTGAATATCGGCACTACTACTTTTTAGTGTTAATATGTTAACATCATTCTCAAACCACCATTCTTCATTATTTATATTAACAGTTAAACCAATATATCTTTCACCAACAGGTATTGTGGCATAAACTTCTGTATCTGCACTATATGGTTGAGGAAAAGGTATCACATTAATAGAAGATAAATATCTACTATCGTTTGATTTTGGTGCTTTTACTTTAATATTGTCACTTAAATTAATTGCCATTTCCCTATTATTTAACTATTTCTAAATTGAATTGGATCAGTTATTTCTCCTACAGTACCACTCATATAAACTTTATAGTTAACACCTGACCAACATCCTTGTCCAGAATCAATTGATATTAAACATTCATCAGGATATTTATCTATTGGTGACGTTCCTATACAACCATTATCTAATGGAGTAACATACCAACAAGTTTTAGATGTGGATGTGGCTGGTATTGCTAACCACGTATATTCATTTGTTCCACTATTAAAATCAATAGTAACAGTTCCTGTACTACAAACAACAGATTTTGTCCCACCAGTTATTAATTCTTGTGTTACTGGTGGACGAGTACCACATGTTAATTTACCATAATATATTGGATATATACCATTAATTGATCTTGTAACAAAACCAGTACTCCCCGCACCAAGTGCAGAACACGCCACCCCACCAGAACTATTTAAAATATTTAAACCAGCAGAATAATCTACACAAGAACACCAAGAATTATTTCCAAAAGTAACAATATGTGAAGAATCTACAGTGGCATCCGTTAATAGTGAACTCGAATTACAATCAGAAAATGAAGTCCCACCAGTATAATAATAAAATGTTGGTAAACCACTTCTAACACTTGGTCCACCACAATACGATGGACAAACACAACCTTGATTAAATGTTGCATTCAACGTAACATTACAAAGAGTACCAACTTCTTGAGGACTTGATACTGAAAGAGATAAACCATTAAATGGTGGACAAACTTCAGGATTTAATGTTGGAACCAATATTCTTTCTAATATATTGTTAATCTCACACCCAAAAATCTCTGTTCCAGCACTCAAACCACCAACAGTACATGTTGTTGGTGATGCACCATTATATATGGTTGAACCACTTCCTGTACCACCAGTGACCAATGCTAATTGAATTTTACCATCAACAAACCCTAATGCAATGTTAGCATTTGGATATGTGCCACCTGTTGTTGCATCAATTTCAACACCTTTTGATTTTAATGTACCAAAAAAATTGGTAACACCACTCATTGTAAGTTGAGAAGTAGATTCTTGTCGAAATTGTCTGTCTTCTAAATCAGGCCGAGTAAAGAATGGCATATTAAATATTGTTTAATAGTATTTTTTCAATGTTATTATATTTATAATAAGGTATTCTAATTAAATTATACCCATTATTTTTAGCAAAATCATCTTTAATTTTATCATTTTTTCTATATTTCTTCAATTTACTCTCACCACGCAAATGATTTTGTGATGTTTGTTTAAACAACCCATGCATAGAACAAATTATTTTAACATCAGTAAAATTATTTATGTAACTTACCTTAGAATAATTATACATATTATCATGTTTTTTATTTGCTCTCTCTATGAATTTATCTTTTTTATTTTTCATATCTATATGACCGTACCCTAAGTTAGAAAAAAAATGATTTTTTAATAGAATCATTTTATATAAATACAAAAAAATTAAAGTAAAAGAAGGATATATAAAAAAAAATCCCACCAGAATTAACCGATGGGATTACAACAACACTTGTTTATCACACATGGAATTTTTTTATTCTTCCTGTTTTTCTGTTATTAATTTTTCTTGTTTTTTTGCTTGTTTATTTAATGTTAATTGAAAATCATCATCGTATTCAGGTTCTTCAATTTCATCAATATTTACATTTTTCAATAAGTCTCTACTGAAGGTTGGTTCTTCATCATTGTTATCTTCAGATGTTTCATTTTCATTTTCAACAAAATTAGTAAAATCAATTGTTGGTTTATCTATTTTCTTACCTTTTTTTATTTGTCCTGTATTATAAATATTGATTTCCATACTATCGTTGTCAAATATAGCATTTTCAAAAAGAACACCGCTTTTTGCAAATCTTGCTTTCAATATTTTAATATTTGCTCTACCATCATACATTTGTTCATCTGTTCTACCAATAGACATTAAAAAATGTGATTTTTGTGCTCTTTTAATTGAACCACCCATTTGAGTTGCATCAATCCATTCTGCATTAAATCCTGCTCTACTTGATTGAATTGCTGACCAACAAGGGATATCTAATTCAGCAGCCATAGATTCAAAATATTTCACAACGGCAATTTCTGATTGTGTTTGATCTGATGATTTTTTATGACTTTCAACACAATCAAGATAATCTAAGACAAGCATATGAAATTTTATGCCCATTTTCTTTTCATATCTTTTTATCCATTGATGAATAAATGGCATTGTAATTCCTTCTTGTGGAAATCTTTTTATAATTAAATTACCTCTGATACTTTCTTTTTTTCTTTCTACAGAATTACGAATCTCTTCAGCCATATCATCGAAGGTACTTAATTTAGCTTTAGGTGTCCAAAGAACAAAATGTTTTCTTTTTATTTGTTCTTTAGTATCTTCAAATATAATTTGCAAAACATTTTTTTCTGCTTTATCTACAGCACTATTTGCAAATTTAGTTAATATTGTTGATTTTCCTGCACCCGAAGCAGCCAATACAATACCCATTTCACCCTTACCTAAACCACCACCAGTTGCTTCATCAATTGCATCAATGCCTGTTGGTATTGGTTGTCTGAAATTTTTCTCAAATACAGATTCCATATCATCGAAAAGATCACTACCATAATCTTCTTCATCACCAATTTCTGAAATCTTTTTTATTGTATCTTCAATTTCATATAAAGTATTTTTTTCCTTAATTTCACCAGTTGTGATATATGCATTTATTTTACCTGCAAGTTTTTTATATTCTTGTTGTTTTATAAACAAAAATGTTTCTGTTTGTATAACATCACCATCTGCTGTAATTGTTCCATTTAACACACCATCATTCCAAAGTTCTATTTTCCTTACAATAGAATTTAATGTATCTTCTTCAGTGATATCTCTTGAATTCTTATATTTTGAAATTGCATGATAAATACTTTTATTAAATAAATTCGTAATTTTTTTATTATCATCAAAATATTTACTCATGACCATGAATAACCTTTTCATGTTATCATCATCAAAATAAGAAACTTCAAGATGTGGAAAGATTTTTTCACCGAACTCATATTCGGTTAAAATTTGCCAAAATAATTTTTGTTGGAAATCGGGTCCAAGATAACCTGTAAATGTACTTATATTTTCACTCATAAATAATAATTTTTTATGTTATTTAATTTCTGCCTCTATTTGTTGTTGTGAACTTAATGATCTGTAATATTTTTTTACCTTTTTTACATAATCATAATTATCCATATTTTTTAACAATTCTTCTCTTTTTCTGTTACTTAGTTCTCTTATCTGGTTTATATAAATACCGTAAGTGTGAATTAAACCATAATCATCCCACATATGATTTGTATCTGTTTGTTTTAAAAAGTCAACAATATCTTTAACGATATCTCTTGTAACTTCAATAATCTCATATGAGAATCTAACGGCAGGATTATATTGATCAACATAAAAATCTCTTTCGACAATTGGATTGTTATTCATATACAACCCAAATTTACATTCAGTACCTTTTATTGTTTTACCATTTATTTCTTTGACATGATAATATGGTTTTTTTAATTTAACTGGTTTTAAATTAAAAGATTCACAAACATTTTTATATTCTTTAATAAAATCATAAGGAACATGGGCTTCTTCATCAATCTTATTAAAATTAAGATTTCTTCTTGAAAGTGTTACTTGTAATCTTTGTATGATTTCTGATATTATGGGTCTAATATCAACAGAATATCTAATCACTGGATTAAATGTGTCGGCACTAAAAATTCTTTCTGATAAAGCGTTTTTTCCTTGATAAATTGAAAACTTAAAAATGTTTTCATGTTCTTTCTCTGTCATGTCTATTATGTTTAAATGTTAGAAAAATATATTTATTACAAAAATACAAAAAAAAAGTTATAATTGTCAACCTTTTTTTTATTAAAATTATTGATTTATTTGAAAGTATTTTTTTAGTTTATCTTTTTCTTTCATAATAACTGGATAAAAAGGTTCAACATAACTAACAAAATCACCACTATATGCAGAAAGAAATCCATCTCTAACCATATATTTATATAAATTTTTTGATCCTCTATCGGTATCATCTAATGGTTGATCAAGATCATCTAATTCATCAATGGCTTTTTCATTTAACATTGGATTATGTAAATTTATAAGTTTATGATTTTTAATTATTCTGTCTCTACTTTTTATTAATGTTTCAAATACTTTTAGTGGTTTTTTCTTTTCTTTTTTTCTTTCTTTGTTAATTTGTATTGCTCTATCACATATTTCATTTACTGTAACATGTTTAAATCTTAAATCATCAAAATTGGTTAATAATGTTTTTTCACCTAAACCATTTACACCTTTGATATTATCTGATGAATCACCACATAAAATTTTTAATGTTAAAACATTAGAATAGTGATAATTAAATTTAAACATAAAATTCTTCTTTGTGATTGGTTCATCCAGATTTGCAAATAAAATAGTAATATTTAAATCAAGAAGTTGTGCAAAATCTCTATCATTGGTATATAGGAAAATATCTTCATCATTATGATATTTCATACAATATTTTGCAATTAAATCATCGGCCTCAATTTCATCAATTTCAATTTGACGAAAGAAAAGTTCTTCAGCATAATTTTGAATTTCCATTTTTTGTTTTAAAACAGATTTTTCTTTTTCTTCTTCTCTTTTAATTTCTGCTTCACTCAATTCAATCTTATTATGCCATTCTTTACTTTTTCTATTTGCTTTATAAGCAAAATCAATTAGATGACGAGCCTTACCACTATTTTCACCATCCCAAACCAACACTACTTTATTAATATTGTGGTCTTTAATTAATTTTCTAACCATCGTTAAAAAACCATAAAGACCACCAATATGACCAAATTCTGGTGTGTATTGATCTTTAGCACCAAAAATTGATCTTTTAAGTAAATATGGTGCATCAACTAATAATGTTCTTATATCCATAATTACTCTTTTTCCATATCTTCAATTTCATTATTTCCAAAATTACTTAACATAGAATCATTAAAATCATCAATATGTTGTTCTTCATCATCACCAATTCTTTGAATTTGATGATATTTTGTCATAATTTCTTCTGCCGATAATTCTTCACCCAATATTTTTCTAAAAAATAGAATATTATCTTTTTTATATTTATCAATATCTTCGGGAGAAATAAATCCTTGTGGTGTTGAAATAATTTTACCATCCATTGAAATACCACCTAATGGGCCATCTATGTGATTTTTAGCAACATTTATTTTTGTTTCAATACCATATGAAACACTTTTACCTTTTGATGTTGCTGCAACTGCACGAGTACCATGTGTTTTTATACCACCATGATGATATATTAATCTTGATGCGTGAAAAAACGCTTCACCACCTTTATGTTTAACTGCACCAGCACCTTGTGAATCAATCCATATTTTTTGAACTGCAATTAATGTATTTGTAAATTCTCTATCTTCTTTTCTTGATGATGGTATTCTATAATTTAATAATGATTTAAATGCGTGTTCATATGCACCCGCATTCCACATATTGTTTTGACTACTATCTTTTTCATATGCATTAATTGTTTGCACACAATCTAACGTACCAATAGAATCAATTACAAATAAAATATTAAAAGGAAGTTCTCCATTTTCTTGAAGATTAATAAAATAATTAATTGCTTCAGCCATATCTTCAATTGATACTTGATTTCTGTTTTTATCTCTTTTTTTTGTAATTGATTCTATTGGTACGTTAGATTGTGTGCAA